CAGTTTCAAATTCTTGTCTGAACTGTTCTTCAGATGTATTTTTAATTGTTGTTTTTTTCCACTCCTCATCCCTGCCTGGTACTTCACTCCAGTGTACAGCAATAGGATTATATGTATTTCTTCCTTCTTCTGCATCAACCCACAATTTATAGAAATGATTCATTCCCTGTGGAGTAGATACAATAAGAACTTTAGTCGATTCACCAGATGAAATTGTAGGATACACAGAATTAAAAAATTCCTCTGCAATTTCATTTGGAACGAATGCAAATTCGTCCAAGAAAAGAATATTAAAAGAACCACCACGAATTGCACTTGATGATGTTGCAGCTGCAAGTACCTTTGCACCGTTCTCTAATTCGATAGAACCTTTATTCCAAACCATCACGCCTTGTTGTAACCATTTTGGAAGATTCTCGTATGCTCTTTGTAGTCTGCTTAATAATTCCCTTGCAGTAGCAAGTTTGTTTGCAAGTAATGCAACAGAAACATCTTTGTTGAAAAGAATATAGTGAAGAAAGAATGCAATACATGTAATAGACTTACCAGACTGTCTCCCAATTTTACAAATAGTAAATCTTTCATCATGAAATGATCTAATCATCTTTTCTTGGAATGGATATAGGTCAAAGTTTACCAAACCCTTGTCAACATTGACAATCTTCATATATGTCTTAATAAAATGTACAGGGTCTTCCATACACTTGACATATTCTGCGGCCTGTTCTTCAGTCCATTCAATTTCAACCCCAGCTGCCTTTAGATTGGGGTTGTTGTGATATACTTCACTCATCAGTATCTTCTTCTCTATTTTTACCTCTTAGTCTTTCTAAGAGTTCATTGGTACTTCCAACCAATATTGCGTTATTCACTACTTTTTGTGGAACTCCACCGTCTTTAGTGTTTTCTATTTTATTCATTGTTAATTGAAGTTCTATTAAATCTTTTGCTAAATCACCAGTGGTTTTTAGAAGTCCTGCAGTCACTTCATATGCTCTGGGGTGTTCACTTTCCCTTGCAATCATCATCAAATTTTGTAAAGATTCTTGACCCATAGAAACCAAATCTTTTAAAAGTTCTCTATGATATTGATAGTCCTCTTCAATGTCTTCGTTTCTAGATTCTTTGTCTTTATAAATTTCAACATTATTTTTTTGACGTTCTATTATCTCTTGCGATTTCTTTTCTATTTTGTTATCGATTTCAAGAAACTTACTTAACTGCTCATCATCTAGTTTCTTCATTGTTATTCTCCAAAGTCTTCATTAAATGTAGTTAAAAATTCATAGTTATCTGTCTGAAGTGCATTACTAGGGTCAGTTGTTACTGTTGCTTGTGCATATGTAACTTCTGAACTATCTAAGTCTCCCACTGTTGCAGTACTTGTTCTAATGATGTTTTGTTCTCTTGGAACACCATAGAAAAATCCATTTAATGTAAATTCTAATGTCCATAGAAGGGCTCTTCTAGATAAAAAGTCTCCTTCATAATCGTCTTCGTATGAAACAGAATTTAATGTCAATCCTGTATCACGAATTATACTTAACTCATTTGCTTCTTTTATTGGTATATTAAAGGTAGGAGTAAAGTATGGTAATATCTGTTCTACTATTTGAGTTGCGTCATCCGCATTTTTTGCCATGACTGTTAAAGTAAATCCAATATCATAAGGGACTGGATTATATACATAATTTTTAGTATTTGGGTCTGTAGAATTTTGTCTAGACATTTTTTGTGTCTTAGAAAATTTTCTTTCTGGTGCATATGTAAATCCAGAAATTTCAAAACTCATTCTAGGCAAGGTGATTGCAACAGAATCTCCAAGATTTCCTGCTGGTTGATTTATTCTTGCCAGATATTTTTGTGAAGGGCCGTATGCAAGAGGAACCTTAATCGTTTCCAACACATCTCCATTGGCGTTTCTTCTATCGATAGTAATATCATCGAATATAGAACCAAATGCAATAACATAGTTTCTAATTGTACTTCTATAATATGGACTATTACCTAACATTAGTAATCCTCACTGAATGGGTTTCCAACAGTAAAGTCGATAACCTTTTCTACATTTGAACTTGAACCAGTGAATACTGTGTCTTGTCCAGAAGTTCCATCTGTGGTATCTGTTGTTTTGTTTTCTGTATATACAATCTGTTGCGTTGCACCCAATAGATAATTTGCACCACTGTCTCTACCAACAGTATTTGTGTTTTGTGCAAAACTCCCCGTAAGGTTTGAAAGTTTCAAAACCTTAGTTCCAGAATTCCAAGTTTCTACTGTACCTGTTGCTGTTGCTGAATCGAAGTTTGCACCCTGATATACTATTTCGCCTACGATAAAATCACCAGTTCCAGTACCCAAAGTTAAATCGACAGTAACAAATGTATGTTGTTGAATATCATCAATTTCATCAATTCCTGTATTAAACTTTTCACTTGAGAATTCAAATGATTCTGTCGATAGTCTATAGACATATCTTTTACCTAATTGCCAGAAGGAAACTTCGTCTTCTACAAATTTAATTTCATATACTTTATCTTGCAATGGCCAATATACTAAGTCGCCTTCTTGTGGGGTTTGGATTGTGGACTCTTCATCCCACCTTTTAATAGATACAATAAGATTTAATTGATCTCTAATTTCTAATCCAAACTTGGATAAGAAGTCTCCCTCTCCTTGGAAACCATCTGCATCTTCGATATACATTTCTATAGAAAATGCATCGTTAAATTCACTTATAGTTGACTCGTTAAAAACAGTATCTTCGTTTACATCGGTTCTTTTCAGATAATACATATCCTGTCCATGAATCTGAATCGATTCAGCGACAAGATTTTCTGTTAAGGATTGCTCTGGTGCAAATGATATAGTGTTAAAATACTGATTTGTAGCCATATGACTATCCCACCATAATGTCTACAGGAAGTTCATAACTTAAAGACATTTCTTGTTCCAGTTGTTCTATTTCTTGATTTGCTTCATCAAGAATTCTGGAACCATTGAAGGTCACACCTCCAGGCATCGCAATGCCTTCGTACTTCGATAAATTCTCTCCCCATTGTTTTTTAATCAGTGCGGTTGCGTATCTTTTTAACCATCTGTCATTCCAAACATCTGTATAAACATTGGGGTCAAGAACCCTCATTGCTTCTACAATAATAAACTCACCAACAACTAATGCTTCATCCCAATCAATATCAAGATGAAGTTGGTTTTGATGTCTGTTAAATCTGATAGGAACTTGTCCAGTAATCATATCATTGACTAATTGAATATGACTTTGAGTCAATTCGTATGATAACATCTCCGTACTTCTTAAATTATAAACATCGTTTAAGAACATTTGATATCTAACATCAAACATGTTTGTACTGTGACTGAATTTTTCGTAAAGAGGAATTACTCTTTTAACTCCAATTACTAAGTCATTAATAGGAATATATCGATTTGTAATATCGTCTTCAGTTATTTGGTGCTTAAGAAAAACATCCTCTACCGCATCAAAATGATAGTCACGATAAAACTCTAGTGCATCGTCTACACGATCTTCTACTTGTTCATCTGCGACATTTATTTGAATAACTGGAGAACCTAGTTTTCTAAGACAATATTCTTTAAATTCAGCTCTAGATGTAACTACGGCCATGTCATACCTCTCTTTTGATATGACTATTTATATGTTTTTTAAGTTAACCTTTTAATGGTTCTGTGGGCGGTGTAAAGTTTGCGGTGTATCGTGCTAGGCCTTTGGTAACACGAAAATCTGAAATATATCCATTCAATAAATAAGGACTACTGTACCATCCTCCTATAACCAAATCTGTGCCGGTATAAATGTTTGTATCAGCTGTAGAAATTAATTCAGTGCCATTTACATATAATTTTGCAGTTCCAGAATTTCTAACGTGAGCTACATGATACCAAGTACTTGCAACAGCAGCTCCAGTATTAGCAAATACTACGCTAGTGCCAACATAGATAGCCCAATTCCCACTGTTGGCCATACCCGCAGCTGGCCCTAAAACACTAGAGGTTAGGACACCGTTAGCTAGTTGATAAAGCCCCATGCCTACTGTAGGATCTGTATTAAAATAAATCCACGCTTCTATAGTAAAATCATCTGACCCCAAAGCTAACACATTCGAAGCGGCGTAATCACCACTGCCATCAAAATACATTGACTTAGTATCCGCAAACTTAACCTGAGTCGTTGAACCAGTAGTATTACCAATCAACTTTAGGTTAGCGTTTTGAGACTTATCTATAATCGAAGCGTCTGTTCCAATTACATGAACCGCTGCGGCCGAAGAACTAACTGGTTCAGTTGGTGGTGTAAAGTTTCCTGTATATACAACTGTACCATTAAAAACACGCAAATCAGAAATGTACCCATTAAAGTCACTATCACCAGCGCTACTACTACCAATTAAAATTGCTTTATCCCCTGTTCCTGTTGCACTTCCTGTACTTGTGTATGTTCCAACAGATTCACCATTGATATACATAGTAAATGTACTTCCTGATCTAGTAATGGCTACATGATACCATTGATTATCACTTATTGGGCCACTAGCAATTAGCATTGCATTACCCCCAATGCCTTGCATTGCTAAACATATAGAATCATTATCATCATTGTGTTTGTATAATATCGACAATTGATTTGATCCCCACGGAGTGTTCTGTGGGCCAATTTGTAATACTCTTGGATAATTACGAGCTTTACTAATACCATATACCCAACAATCTATAGTAAAATCGTTAGTATCAAGTGTTAGTTCAGAGGATAATGCACTTTGAACATATTGTCCCGATCCACCACTTGTTGCAGTAGAACCACTGGTATCAAAATAAATTGAACCACCGTGTGTTGCTGAATCGTATGAAAGATAATCATATGGGCTAAATGGTTGCGTTGAAACGTTACCGGCGACACCCACCGTATGATCATTTGTTGAACCATCAGTAATGTATGGTAAGTGGCAAGTAAGTAGGCTAGTATTTGTGATTGCTGTAAGGCGTGTTGTTGGCGGTGTAAATGCAGAAGTATAGACAGCGGTGCCTTTGACGATACGCAGATCACTAACATACCCATTTACACCAACCGTATTCAAATACGAACTTCCAATTCTAGGGTATGTTGAACCGCCAGAAAAATTTGTTGTATCTGAGTAGTTCGAACCTTCTTGTACACCATTTATGTATAACTTACTTGTGCCGGAGCTTCTTACAAGTGCAACGTGATACCAAGCACCGGCGACCAATGCAGTAGTCGATGAAATGCGATCTCCGGCAATATAATAATTTAAAATGTTTGATGAGTTTCTATAAATCGCTACTTGAGCATTTCCAAAATTATCAAGAATGTTTTGTTGTGTTCCTGAAACATTAGGGTAATACCAAAACTCACAGGTAAAATCGCCAGTCCCAAAATTTGTTGTATTTGTTGAAGATGATGGTTCTAAATAATCCCCACTACCATCAAAATAAGTCGAGTATCCACCATGCCTATACGGACTAAATGAACTTGATGTGGGTGCATTTATAGGCGAAAGTGTTAATGCATTTGTTGAAGAATCTGTAAAACTACTATTATTTGATGTATCTACCGCTGTTGCTAATAAAGTTGTGTAATTACTATTTAAAACCTGAAATTGCAAGGATATAGATGTATTTGTACTCACCGCTCCATTCACACCATCAGTCGCATTAAGTGTTAAAGTAAATGTACCAGCGTCTGCTTCTGTAGTGCTAGGTGTAATAGTAAATACATTATCTGCTTGACTTATTGTAGCGATGCTACCAAGTCCACTTGTAGAATAACTCCATGTCAGAGGGAATCCTTCTGGGTCTGTAGAAACAGCAGTAATAACTGTAGGTGTTCCATCTATAGCGAGTGAATAAGTTCCATCCACTCCAGTGATCGCACTAGGCGAATCGTTTTGTACTGTAGCAATCTTATACCAACCAGTTCCAGAATAGAGATAAAGATTGTTGTTTGCGGTAACAAATGCTTGATCTCCATCAGACATTCCAGTTGCAGCTATTAACGCAGTCATATCTGCATAGACAGTTATAGATGCACCACCACCAGAAGAAACTTCAGAACTTTCCCAATAACCTTTTGTGGCATTGTAAACATATGTTACATTACCCTCTGTTACTTCTTGTGCATTTGTCGGATTGCTTGGAAAATTAATTGCCATTTTTTACCTTTATTTAACCAAATGTTACACTTCCAGAAGAAGTGAATGATAAAACCTTTGAATTTCCAGTAGTGGTTTCAGTAAATCCAGTTCCTGTTGCAGTAATTGTATTAGGTATTTTTATAATGACAATACCCGATCCACCATTAGAATTGGAACCAGAACCACCGCCACCGCCACCGCCTGTATTTGGGACTCCATCATCTGTAGAGGCGTTGTAAGAAGCAAAATAAGTAAATCCAGCGCCACCACCTCCAAGACCTCCAGCTCCTTCCCCAGCGTTATAACTGCCGCCGCCTCCACCACCAGCATAATAAGTAGCGGTTCCAGTGATATCATATTCTAATCCATCACCACCAATTTTTGTAGTGTAATC